CCATGCGATTTAAACGCTATCTTTCACGATGCTTTGGTAGAACTTGCTGAAGCAGAGCTTTGGAGACTATCGAATAACCAAGCACGTAAACAAGATGCAGAACAAAGAGCATACGGCATTATTGGCAAATATAACCAGAATCCAGCTACCCAGGTGGTTGGTGAAGGTTTGCCATTTGATTATAGCTCTTCAAATAGCTTAGTTGATCCTATTTATCCGAATACATCTATTTAATGGCAGAATTTATTGATATTTCAGATTTTGGTGGAGTAGTCACCAACGTAGATGTAGAAGATCTCCCAGAACATATTGCTCAAAACATGGAGAATCTTCGCATACGTGATGGTAAGCTGGAAAAAACATTTGGAGCAGGACAACCTTCTGATGTACCTACATTTGCTTTAAGTGCTGTTAATACTAAACTTACAAGGTCTTACGTTGTATATAATGTATTTACATTTATATCAGATAAGCTGGGAGCAACAGAACATCGGTATATCCTGGTATTAATTGACAGCAGTACCAAGCAAGTTAAATTGTTTTGGTATGATCCAGATGTACCCGCAGTAAATGATCATCTGCAAGTAGAAGATAATATTCTATACTTTCAAACAGCATCGGATTCTGGATACAGCCAGGGTGATAACATTATGGTTACTGGTGTAAAGGATAATAGTAACTCCGCAATTGCAAGTACAGATATTTACGATGACATTACTACTAAAACAGGCAACAAACATTTTATTAATACAGATACTGCAACGACATGGGGCGGTAGTTTTTTTGCTACGGCATCCGATACTGGTCTTAGAGATCAAACAATGGGCGGTAAACATGGTACGCATCTTTTTGTAGATACAAATGCTTCTTTATTAGACAACGGAAACGGAACGCAAAGTTTTATAAATATTGCATTACTTGCTTTAAACGGAAAAGTATTATGTATGCATAGTTATGAAGCTGGAAGTAAAGGAAGAATAAGAACTTCTATTGGTGGAACTACTGCACCGTTGAATACTACGATATATAATCAATTTAAAGACTATGGCACATTCAAAGTAAATGCAATGATTAACCATAGTGATGCTATATGGGTGTATTATTCTGCTCATAATAGTGGTGGAGATGGTCAATCCTATAATGCAGTTGTAAAATATACTGTGCAAAGCAATGGCACAATTGTAGAAACTGGCTTCGATGGACATGATCCTTCCGATTCTGATTGGGGTGATAATCAAGGACAAACATTTAGTTCTGGGTATTTTTATACAGCAAATACAGGAACTTTATATTTATTAGTACCAGGTAATAGCACATCACTATTTAAAGTAAGTGGTTCAACTATTGTTGCACAATCTGGTACTCCTGCACAAACAGCGGGATACACTTGGCGAGGTATTACATCAATTACAAATACCGTTAACGGTAATAAAGAATACTTGGTTTTAGGTGAATCAAGTGCTACTAATCATAAATTGCATTATATTGATTTAAATAACAATTTAGCTACTTGGGCAAATAGTAGTTACAACCATCAATTACATCAAATAACGAAAATGGATTTTGGTGAAAATAGCAATAAAAATGAATCTGTTATTGTCTATTATGAGCGTGGTGGTGGTACAAAATACTTGCAATATAGTACACATAATGATGCTACTGTAATACTATCATTCGCAGATATTAATGGATCTATTTTTACCACATCCACAGTTATTACAGCTATCAAGAACGCATATAGACATCCTGGCGGTACAAAGTATCTAATGGTTTGTACAAATGATAGTGGATCTTTTGGCAGTGGAATGGTTCACGGCAGAGTTTATAGAATAGATGCAAGTAAAACAGTATTAACATTAAATGACAATGCTAATGATAGTAATAAAGATTGGAATCCAACGTGTATAGATGATGTAGTAACTGGCAGTGCATCGGGTAATCAATTCTTTGAACACGCAAAAGGTTATATTGTTGCTTATGGAATTGAATATATAACATATAACGCTACTGATGGTTCGTTAGATAATCTTCCAAAAAGTGCATTAGCAAGAGCAACAGACATAGGATGGGGATCTGGTAACTGGGCGGGTACTGGTACAGTAGATTATGGCTGGACTGATTTGCATAGTAAATATAATTTTTTTGAAATATCAGAAAGTAATTCCAGTACAACCCCAACCATATACCACCAAACTGATAAAAACCCAATTGTACCAACAGGAGATACAGTACGTTTTATTCCTGGAGCAATTGGTAAGGTATCCAATACAGAAGCAAAAGGACTATGGCTGGGCTATATTAATAGATCCATGTTTAATGGAGACTATACTATACCAGCAAATTGGTATGGATATGTAAACACGTTAAACAATCCTTTTAAGGTTACGTTAGGTCGTAAGTATAAGGCAGATACAAATCTACGTAATGGTGATACAGTAAAATACAATTGTACTGCTGTATATGATGGAGTTCAAGAAAGTTTATTTGATAAAAGCGATGAATTGATCTTAGATGATAATGATATACAAAAACATATAATAGAGCTTGAAGTGGAAATTGCAAACATAAACAATTTAAATAAACGTATTACAGGCATCAATTTCTATAGAGCAATAGGAAACTCTGGTATATATAGTAACTACCAACTTATAGGGCATATGACCTTTGTAGATAGCAGTAATAATCTTAGTAGCGTTGGTGCAATTAAAAACATACAGCTACAATATTCTGGAAATGAAGTTATTTATATTAAGTCTTCAAACACATCTCAAAGAGATGGAATAAGAACCAGGGATTATAGTGAATCGTGGCTTGGTACGAACAAATACGCATTAGACACCGATGGTGGGTTTGATGGTATTGATAATCCTTCTGGTGATAAAGCAGACTATCACGATCCATTTAATGAATTTTTACTATATATGACATTGGGTACAATAAGACCAATGACAAGTAGTCAGCTATATGTAGTAGCAACATCAAATAATGTAGCAAATAGCAGTTTATTATCTATAGAAGATGAGAACGTAACAACAGCAAGTACTGCTTTACCAAGTGTTCCATTGTCAGCTCCAGTAGACACAGGACTTGATCTTACATCATCTTCAACATGGGCAACTTCTGAAAATCCTAAAACATTTATTGTTGATGGTGATGCAACTAATATTTTAAAAGTGAATGATAAAATTCAATTAAATACTGACAGTGCAGTTATTACATTAACAACCATAGGTACATATGATAGTGTAAATGATGTAACTCAAATAGCTGGTAACGCTGATGTGGGTGGTAATACTACTGGAACTACAAGTATAAAATTAAGGCAAGTTGCTTCTGGCGAACATATTATTTCTTTATCAGCAAGAGGAGTAAATCAACCAACTACATCTGAATCCACTACTGCCGTAGCACATAGTAATGGTGTTAGTATTGCAAAAGAACGTGATCATAATTACACCAAGTTATCTTTAGATGAAAATGCAAATTTTGGAAACAGTTATTTAGATGGAAGTGGCAATTTTAACGGATCATCCTGGAAAATAAAAAGAAGATTTAATGCTTCATACAGGACATTATATGATGATACTTCTGGTGCGTATGGTGGTAATAATATAGGAATCGTATTTCCAATAGATTATGCAGATTTTAGTAGTAGTATAACAGCCAATAGTTTATCTGGTAGTATTGTTTTTTTTGGTGAAAAATCAGTACAAATTGAGGGTAATAGTGCATACGATGATACTATTGGTGGTTGCTGGGTAAAAACAACAGAATCATTTGGAGCTTCCGATACATCTACAATTAGCCAACAAGCACAGTTATTAGAAGGATTTAGCGTATCTACAGCACAGGGATCTACAACTCCTGGGGTAGGGTATAAAAAAGTTTCAAATAAAATTACAATTACGTGCAGAGATTTTCGTTTAGAAGATTTAGGGGAAACACCAACGCAAACTATATACAGCAACAGAGTTAATGGTCAATATGCCAGAGAACTTAAAGGAAGATTGTTTTTAGGTAATGTCGTACTAAACCCAGAAGATAAAGCAGAAGAACATAGAGATTGGATAGCCTATAGTGAATTAAATCAATTTGATACCGTTCCTGTAAGTAATGTAATTGCATTTGATGACAGAGAAGGTGGAGATATTACTGGTCTTGCTGTACTTTTTGGCAGACTCGTTATTTTTAAACCACAAGCAATATTTATTTTAAACGTATCTGATCCTGCAAACCCAAATGGTTGGTCTGTGGTAGAGTCTAAGCATAATGTGGGAAATGTTGCACCTCAAGGAGTAGTCGAAGTACATGATAGTATATACTTTGTTTATCACGATGGTATCTACAGAATAGCCAGTAATATGGTTGCAAGTTCAACAGCAACACCATCTGTAATGGATAAAGTATCTGATAAAATAGATGATCAATTCTTACTTGCTACAGATAAAACAACAATAAAAGGATTATATGATCCAAGTAGGCAAGAAGTTATTTATAAATGGATGGAAGGATCTAATCAGCGTGTATGGGCATACAATTATGTACGTGAATCCTGGCGTAAAATTGATATGGGTACAGGGGTATTAGACATTTTAGCATATGACGAAACAGGAGTGCCACTTAACTACGATAAAACAAGCAATAAAATTATCAAATTTGACACAGCGAATGCAAGTGTGGCTAAATGGAAAAGTAAGCGTTTTCCCCTTGATTTACATCGTAAAAGATTACTTAGGTATGGTACAGTCCAGTTTACAGGCAGTGATGATATTACGTATAATATTTATTTAGATGGTGCCACATCCGCATCCTTTACAAAAACAATTACCGCAGATGGCGGTATTAATAGATTTCCAATCAAACGCTATGCAAAGAAATTTGAAGTGGAGATTGCTACAGCAAGTAGCACAAACGCATTAACCTTAGAAAGATTACAAATTGAAATGGAGTAAATCATGGATCCAGCAACATTAGCATTATTATTAAAAGGTGGCTCCCAGGCAATCAAAACTGGCTCACGTTTATTACAGCCTAAGTTTGGCAATACTGCATATGGCAGACAGCTTAAACAAATTAGAAGAGATGGAGCATTATCCAAAGGGCAAGAAACAGGACTCATTGGCAATGTAGCCAGAACAGCCAGTAGGCAATCCGCAGTGGCAAATAAGCGGTATATGGGCGGTTTAATTAACAGAGGTATGCAAGGTAGCGTATCTGCACAACGTGGACTTAGAGAAGCTGAAGCAGATGTTAGAAGAACTGTAGCAGACACTGGTAGGGATATATTCCAAAGCGAAGAAAGAGCAAAATCAGATGCCAAAATGCAATACGCCAGAGGATTAGATCAAGATAAAGCACAGCGTAGACAAGCTGGTATAGGACTTTTTACTGCTGGTCTTGATACGGCTGGTGGTCTTGTGGGGGCAGAAGCTCTAAATCAAGCTGATACCAGACAAAGTTATATGGATATGGCTACGAAATACGGTGCAGATAATATACAAAAAATTAATGCTCCTGGTGATGATCAAGGCAGATATACAAGGTATGGAGCAAAAGCTGATGCTATGCCAATTGAAAGAAAACAGGCAATTAAAGAATATGCACAAAAATCAAATATTAAAAATATTAGTTCTGTATCAAATGCATTTGAAGCATTTCAAAATGGAGATGTAGATGCAAGTAGTTTTGTTAAAGAAATGAGTAAACTTGGTATAAGTGAGCAACAAATTGCTGAATTAGTAGCAATAATGATGAAAGGTAAATAGACATGGCAGATCAATGGCAAGATGTATTAAATCTTCTTGAGCAAAAAAAAGCAAAAAAAACATCGGATACCTTAAAAGCAAATCGTACTTATAAAGAAGAGTTGTACAAAGCATCTCCTGGATATAAAGCCACACAGGAAAGAGATCGAGAAACCAAAGAAATTAAATCAAAAAAAGATTTAGCAGATGCAAAGAAAAAAAGATCTCCGCAAGAAGATATGTTGCGTTTTGGTAAAAAGATTAAGGAATATCGTGATCTTGCATTTAAAGAAAAAGTTATAACAGAAGATGATGGTGACAACAAAGTTGATAAAATAAAATACCTTCCCAGAGAAGATAATAAAATATTTAAAGAACAAATGGAAGCGTACTCAGACAGCTTATCAATGGCAAATATGGCTCAAAGGTATGGTGCCAGGACTCCAGAAATAAGAAAGATTAAAAATGAGTTTGAAAGTCTTTTAAAAAAGTATAGAGCAGAAACTCCAGAGTTTACAGCTACAGGCGATGGTAGATCTTCAACTAAAATAGCAATGAAAAGAGCAGTTGCAGAACTCTCAAAAAAATATGGTAAAAGTATTCCTTTATTAATAGACGAGCTATACGCTAAATAATGAGTGATATAAGATTGCAAGATCCACGAAGAAATTCGTTGGATGACATTATAGAACAAGCACAGCAAGATCTGGATCTTGAACGTAAACGCCAAGAAGCAATTATAACTTCTGAAGAACCAGATAAAGTATTAAGTGGTTTAAGTAAAGTAGAAAAACAAATAGAAAATGAACCAGTAGAAGTTCAGCGTTCTGTTTTAGATAAAGCGTATAATCCTGGATATTTTGATCGTGGTGATCTAAAACAAAAAGACATTTCACCAATTAAAAATCAACAAGAAAAAAGACAGCCATTTTCAGAAGCATTAGTAAATGATTTAGCAAGTGGAACTGCTGATCTTTTAGCAAGTATTGCTTCAGTTCCTGGATTTATGTATGAATTAAAAACACTTCCACGTAAAATGCTTTCTGAGGCAACAGGATTAGAATTTTTAGATCCAACTCCAGCTTCAAAAGCATTAACCAATAATCCTGTAACGAGATATTTTAATGATGTAGCTACACATTTTGAAGAAGAAAACACAAGATACGATCAAGGTATAACAGACTACATAAGACAGGGAAATGTAGTTGATGCTTTAGGACTTACAGCATCTTCTATTGTAAAGTCGTTGCCGTATACAGCATCTATTATAGCTGGTGGATATGCTGGTATTCCAGCAAGAGTAATATTGCCAGTAGTTGCTACCGTAACTGGTGGTGGTAAAAGTGCAACACTCATTGAAGAAATGCCAGAGTTTTCCGATGAAAGAAGAATATTAAACAGCTTAATAGATGGACTTGCAGAAGGTGGCTTTGAGGCTGTCGGATCTGCTGGTATTGGTAGACAATTAAAAAGAATATCTGGCGATTTGACACAAACATTAGGTCGCAAAAAGGGCAATGAAGTATTAAAAGAAACCATTAAAAAAACATTTCAAGATAAAACAAGTAGATATATTATGCTTAAATCTGCTAATCAAGAAGGTTGGGAAGAATTTGCTACTACAGTTGTGCAAAATTTAAACGCACAGCTTACAGGCGAAGATCCAGACCGTGAGCTTTTTGAAGGTGCAGTAGATAGTTATATTGTTGGTTTTGGATCTGGGGGTGCTTTATCTGCTCCAACAGCAGTTCAAGTACGTAATCAACGTAAAAGAATAGAAAAGTCAAAAGGAAAAGTATTAGAATCTCTTGAAAGTGGTCAATTAAGAGAGCTATCTGATCAAGAAATAACAGACTTTGCCAGTTCATTAACACCAGAAGAACGTATGGAAGTTGGTATTGGTGAAGATGGTAAATTTGAAATTGGATCTGATTTAGGGAAAGAAGTTGTACGTAGAAATCTGGACATGGATAAATTTCCAGAGACTGAAAAAGAGATCAGAGAAGCCAATGCCAGATTAAATGTAAAAGAGCAACAATTTGAAGGAACAGATTTTACAGGAGCTTTAATTAATAAAATTGAAGAATCCACTAATATAAAAGTAGAAAGAGAATTTTTAGATCGCACATTAGCAGACGAAGCAGAAGAGCAAGGATGGACTGAATCTGAAACAAAACAAGTATTAAAAGAACATGGCCTGGATGAAAATTCAAATCCAAGTGAAATTAATCTTACTGGTACATCATTTGGTGGATCAATTAAAATATCAACCGCTGGTACTCCAGAACGTATGGCACAGGAGTATGTTGCTGTACAGGAAGAAATGGCTGAAGAATATTATAAGGCAGAACAACAAAATAATTCTAACTTCGATAATGAAATCGAGCAAGAAAGAAAGGCATACCATGAGTCAACAGGAGAGCAAGACACAGGAGAGTCCAACATTGAATGGTTCTCAACAAAAGCGGTACATTTTGCAACACAAGGCAAAGTCCACGAATCAATCGGAGCCAAACTCAGAGACATCTTTAAAAGATTTATTGATACGTCTAAACAAATTCTTAAGGATGCAATAAAACTTAGAAGGGCAATTAAAGAAGGAAAAGTACCAGAATCCTTAGTTTCTAAACTTAAAGAGGCTACAGACTTTAAAACTGTAGGGAAAAAGGTTGACCAAGCTAAGAAAATAAAAAAACTAAAACCAAAAAATACATTTAGAATATCTGAAAAACAAGGTAGTGAGCTTGTATGGAAAAATATACCTTTAAAAAAACAGCCTAACTTATTAGAATTAACAAAATACTTTACAAATAAAGCAAAAGAAGCCAGTGAAAAATTAGGTGTAGATCTAACAGAGAATACACCAGAAGCATTAGATATTATTTCAAATGTTATTGCAGAAGAAATAAATATTGAAATAGGCAATGAACAAAATGCATTAGGATGGTATTCTGCAAAAATGCAAAATGCCATAGAATTATTAGGGCAAATACATCCCGATTTAATAAATAATGATGAGCATAATCAAGTATTTAAAATTGCGTTAGCTATTACAAGTAATGGGGCACCAGTAGAGGATAATTTAAAAAATGCAGTAAGTGCTTATGAGTATTGGAGAGATAATAACTCTTTACCAACTAATTTCAAACAAGGCGGTAAAGAAGCTCCAGCAATGGTAAAGGCGTTTCAGTTGTATAATAAATTAGTATCTGATATTGGAATAGATGCTGTTCATACGTTTATAAATACTCAATTTACTGTAAAAGAAATAACAGATATGGGGTATCCTGTAAATGGTGAGCTTGTTACTGAAAAAGTAATGGGTGCTGTTATTTTCGGGCCGAAAGTTGGTGGAGGATTCTTATCAAATCTTAATGGGCATTATGAGTATCTAACAATGGATAGGTGGTTTATGCGTACAATAGGGCGTATAAGAGGTAACCTAAAAGATAATAAGGACTATACAAATCAATTAAAAAGATTTAGAACTGCTTTACGTATTAACCCAATAAAAATGAAAGAATACGGCATTTCTAAAGAGCAACTAAGCGATGATGAAGCAGTTATAGAAGACTATGCTAAAAAGAAACTTAAAAAAAAAGATAATAAATACCGCACATTTTACCCAAAAACAAAACTAAATAAAGCTTCAAATACATTAGTAAAAGTAATAGACAGTATACATGAAGCTCCAGGAAACGGAACTGAGCGTAAATTTCTCAGAGAAATAATGGGAAAAGCTGTTGAAAAATCAAATATAGATGGCTTGACAATGGCAGATGCACAAGCTATAATATGGTTCCCTGAAAAGAGAATATTTAGTAATTTTGGGGTAGGATCACAGCGTGGCAAAAAGGAAACAGATTATGAAATCGAAGCAAGAAAATATGTTGAGCAACGGCTTGGAAGAGTCGAACCCATCGGGAGCAGTACAGCTCGAAAGCGAACTGCCCAACGTGACTCCGCAAAAGATCAGCAAGATGATCAAAACTTGGGCAACCAAGAAAAAACTAACCAAGAAGTAAAACCGTCTTATCGCATAACTCCCACTTTCTACTCTCAAGCAGATAGAGTAGTTACAGATAAATTTCCACCAACAATGAAGTCTCAATCTGTTGAGAACTTCCTTAAAAAGAACCAGGTCAAACCAGAAGAAATAGAATGGTTAGATCTGGAATCCTTATTAAAAGGTAAGCAAAAAGTTACTAAAGAAGAACTCCAGGAATGGATCCAGGTGAATAAGATTGAGATCAAAGATGTTACACTTGGCGAATCTTATACTTTAGAGGAAGAAAAGTCATTATCAAAAGATGAATTTATTAAAATGTTTGAACAGCCCGATCCAGCATATCCAGATGATACGCCAGAAAATGCTTTAGACGATGGTGAAACTTTAGAATTTGTCAAAGATGATATATATAATGATTTTAAATATTATAAAAATGAAGATAAAGAGTATATCAGCTACAGAGATCGAGATACTAATAGAAATAGTATAACAGTTCAAAGAATTGATACTGATGAGTATATGGGGTATAAATCTCTTTCGGGGATATTAGAAAGAGGAGTTGTTACAGAAGATGCTGTAAAACAAATTATTGGCAGTATTTCATCAGAGGCAACTCAACACGCATCCTACCAGCTTCCTGGCGAAAAAGAAGATTACCGTGAATTGCTGTTGACATTACCTAAATCTGATATGTTTAAATCAAGTCACTACGATGAACCAAATATTTTAGCTCATGTACGTTTTAATACCCGCATATCGCCTACTGGTGAGCGTATTTTATTCATAGAAGAGCTTCAGTCCGATTGGCACACAAAAGGGCGAGAAAAAGGGTATAAGAAAAAGATTACAGAATTACCAGAAGATTACAAGATTAAAGAAATACCTGGTGAAAAAATTGTTATGGTAAGACCAGATGGTAAAAGATTGCTTACAACTTTAACAGAGATTTCAGATCCAGAAGCAGAACTAACCGTTAAAATAAACGCATTAAGCTATTTAAATGCACAAAATATAGGACTTGTTCCCAACGCTCCATTTAAAGGTAACGGCTGGATAGAACTTATAATGAAAAGAATGCTACGCCATGCCAGTGATAATAACTTTGATCGCATTGCTTGGACTACATCTAACCAGCAAGTAGATAGATGGAGAAACGATCTAAGACAAAATGTAGATCAGATACAATGGCAGAAACACAATAGTGATGTTTATTATGCTTCTACAGATACATTTGTTTATGACAATGTTATTATTAATGGTTTAAAAAAGAACGAGAACGTATTTAATCGTACTATACCAATAGAAGGCGAAACAACTATTAACGGTCAAAGAGTTACCTTAGAAGGATTATTAGGTAAGCAAATGGCTACCCAGATCCGCAATGATAAAAAGCGTACTGGGATCATAGAAGGTGATGATCTTACAATTGGTGGTCAAGGTTTTAAAGTTGTATATGACTTTGCAATAAGTAAGATCCTAAACAAAATGGGTAAGAAGTTTGGTGCAAAGGTTGACCAGGTAGATATGTCAACGCAAAAAGGAACAATACCAAAAGATATTGTAGAACGAATAAAACGATTGAGTTTTAAAAAACAAGAAATAATAGAGAATCAGAGAGATGCTATTGCTATCCCCCCACCAATGCCACCAGAGGATGTACAACCATATATTGATAAATTAGATATTGAAAAAGAAAAATTGAATGATCAAATACAAGAACTTAGATCTAAATATAAAAATGTAATGGTTGATAATGCTCAACCTTCTATTAAAATTACTCGCAAGATGAAAGAATCCGCATTAAAAGGACAGCCTACATTCAGACTTAGCAAGATGTCATCTACAGATGAGGTATTAGAATCATCGTCTTTTAAGAAATGGTTTAAAGGATCCCAGGTAAAAGATAAAGATGGTAAGCCACTGGTTGTGTATCATGGGACTGAATATGATTTTGAAGATTTTGATACAAGATACGGATCTTATTTTAGCAGTGATCCAGAATATGCTGAAGGATATGCAAATAAACCATTTTCAAGAAAAAATAAAGTAAGCGGTATAACTATTGGTGCAAATATAAGACCAGTTTATTTATCCATTAAAAACCCAAAAATATTAATTGAACCAAAAGATAATGAAGATTTTGCAGAAGCATACAGAAGTCATCCTTATGAGCAATTAAAAGCAGAAGGTTATGATGGTGCTATAATTAAATGGGATGATGGTGAAGTAGAAGCATATGTTCTTGAACCAACTCAAATTAAATCAGTATTTAATAAGGGTACATTTAACCCGAATGATCCACGCATCTCTTTCAGATTATCTCCTAAAAACATTGTTACTCCATTAGCAAAAGTTTACCAGGAACAAAAAGGTAATAAGAAAAGCTATACCAAAAAAGATTGGGAGCAAGATCTGGCCAGATTAGGCTACGATGAGGACATGATCAAATCAGCAATGGATATGTTTGGTATTATTCGTATGAAGCAAATAGATACCACTGATCCAACTCCGATTGAAAAAGAATTACAAAAGCTCCAGGAACGTGAAATTAAAAAGAGTGAGATCAAAAGCCGTATTAAAAGAGCATACAGATTAGGATCTACTGAAAAAGAAAAAGAGATCACTAAGCTACAAAAGATTGTTACAAACTATGCCAGGGAAAACTTACCAAAGGGATTATATCAAAAGTCCGAGGTAACAGGCATTTTAGCAAAGGTACGTGATGCCAAGCGTTTTCGTGAATTAGGTACCGCTATGGAGCGTATAGACCGTGTAATTGATAAAGTATCTAAGCGAGGTGCATTAGCTAAATGGAATAAAACCATTAAAAAGAAAGCTGTTGTTAAAAAAGTAGGTGGTGTACCAAAAGGTCAAGTAGGTGCAGATGTCCAGGAAATTGTAAATGACATTAAATCTGTATATAAATTATCTGAAGCAGAAGTAGAAAGCCAATTAGAAACACTATTAGATGCTATTGATAAAAGTACAGATGGTCAACCAACAGATCTGCAATCAATGCAAATGCATAACTTAATGACTTACGGATCTATTAAAAGTAAAACCCCAGAACAAATTGCAAACGCTACACAAGATTTTGATATTTTAGTTACCCAGGGTAGAATGCAAATTATAGAAGAAACTCAAGCCTACAAGGAAAGAATGGCTTCTGTACGTGCAGAAATATTAGATGTTATTACTGGTGGTGCTGGGGCACAAACACAGCAAGGTGAACAAGCTCTTGGATTAAAACCAAAAGATTGGTCACAATTCAGAAATATGTTAAGCCAGTTTGATAATATGAGTCAGTCACTTGAATATGTATTTGATAAGCTGTCTAAATTAGATAAGACCTCAAGACCATTGCAGTCTTTTATGAATAACTATTTTATGCCACAAATACGCCAGGCAAGACTTGCTGAGTACGGTGGTACTACTGAAATGATCACAATGATGAAAAACAAATTGGAAGAGATCTATGGTCTTAAAGGTGGTAAGCTACGAAGAAAGTTAAATGAGAATATTGAAAAGACTGTTACTATTACTCATCACGACAAGATCAGTCCAGAAGGTATTAAAGGAGATATTGTAGAAAGTACACTTACATATAATCAAGCCTATAAAAAATGGATGGAATTGAAGGATCCAACACTGCATAAAACATTTGTAAAGATGGGTTGGGATGTTAATAAAGTTATTAACCAAATAGAGCAACAACTGCCGAAAGAAGTATTAGCCTGGGCTGAGTGGCAGTTATATGAATTTTATCCAATGTATTATCAGCGTGTTAATGAGACATTTAGGCGTAGGTTTTTTGTTAACCTTCCATTCAATCCGATGTACTCACCAATTAAAAGAAGTATAGGAGCCAAATCAGATACCGCAGATCCAACATTAGATAAAAAGAAAACACCATTTGGATCAGTACAAAATGGTAGTATGAAAAGCAGAGTAGGATCTCAAGAAGAATTAATATGGGTAGATGGAGATACGGTACTATTAAGCCACATATCTGAGATGGAGCATTTTATTGCTTATACAGATGTGTTAAGAGAGCTAAGATCTGTATTTATGTCCAGAGATATTAGTAGATCAATACAACAATTTCATGGTAAGCCAATATCAAGAGTATTAAATAAATTTATGGATGATATTGCCAGAGGCGGTATTGATAAAAGTAATAGCGTTGAAGGTATTGATTACTTACGAGGAAACTTTTCCAGAAGTGCTATCGGATTAAATCCTGTTGTATTTTTAAAACAGCTTGGATCTATACCAGCGTATGCAAGTGATATGCCAATGAGCCACTGGTTAGCTCAGTTTACATTACTATCAAATCCTATAACTGGTATCTCAGAAGTTAGAAAGATGTTAAAAACATTATCTGAATCTAAATTATTAGATATGAGATATGAAGTTGGTATGGAGCGAGATATTGCTCTTGCAATGAGATCGGTGAAGCCTGGTAATGTATTTACAGGCACAGATATGTTAAATAACATAGCATACTTACTTACAAAATTAGGTGATAAAACAGCTATATATTTAGGTGGATGGCCACTATATAAATACGAATACAAACAAGCAAAAAAGAACGGTGCAACAGACAAAGAAGCTAAAGAGATTGCAATGAAAAAATTTGAAGCAAGTACGCTTCGGGCACAGCAGTCTGGTGAAATAGAAGATCTTGCTGATGTACAAAGATCTGGTACCTATGCAAAGCTATTTACAATGTTTATGACTTCTCCAAACCAGTATTATAGAATGGCAATTGGTGGTTATAGAAATATTTATCATGGTCGAGGATCTAAAGTAGAAAATCTTAGAAGAATATTTGTAGCTCAATTTGTGCTACCCACATTGTTTACATTTATTTCAAATGGTTTTGAATATGATGAAGAAGA